GGGTTACCAAGATATTTATCAAAGGCATCATTTGGCTTAGTTACAGCATACTTCTTAAAATTAGCGCTAGTAGCCGCTTTCTTAACTTTACCAGCAGCTACTTTCAATTTAGCTTTTGTGCTTAGTTTAGTATTGTCAGCAATAGCCCCTGAACGGCGCCTCTTAGCTACATTAGCAGTAGAGGTAGCAATGTTGTTCTTAGTACGACCAGCAGCAGCGGAACCCGCCGCACGGGATGGTTGAGCGCTTACAGCAGCAATAGTAGCGGCTTTTTGTTTAGCAGCAGCACTACGTTTACCAGCATTAGTTACTACATCTCTGTTTGCTACACCAGTATTAACTGACTTGTTATATTCAGTAAGGTACGCACGGGTAGAATCGTTGGCGTTTTTTGGAATTGGAATTATTTTCTTTTTAGCCATTTTATTATTCCTTTATTAGAAGCCAAAGCCTCTTGTTGTGACTTTTTTTTTCTTTGTGCCTTTTTTAGGTGGGCGACCTTTTGTTGTACCGTAAGTACCTTTACCTGCTGGCATAGCCTGATTCCTTTATTAGAAGCCAAAGCCTCTTGTTGTGACTTTAGAGCCACTACGTATTGGGAAGAGATACTCAACAGCATACCGTAAGGCATCTGTCCAGTGTTCTACACCTTCCTTTTTATCAATAGTAGCACTGTCGGGATTGCTTTCAATCCACTGTGTACGTTCTATGGACTTGATTGTATTAACACACTTAGGGTGTATGTACATATCAATGTCTCCATTTGCATTCTTAAACTTTTTATTAACAGCAGCAACAGAGTCAATAATAGGCGGTGCCTTACTATGCGCTCTAGTAGCTATTCCAGCAGACTGAAGTAAACTAAAGTCTGTAACACCAACAGCAGCAGAAGACTTTCTAGCTTTACCTGCAGGGTCGGGGTAGGAGACAATACGATGTCCCTTATACTTTTCCTTTAAGGCGTTAGCTAACGTCTCTGTGTCTGGATGTCCTTGCATTTCATCGATAATGTGTATTTGATTGCCTCTTAAGGCAAAGATAACAGAAGCCATAATGCCAACGTTAAAGTCAATGGCAACGTGAACGTCTTCACCACTATCAAAGTATGGAAGGTTCTTGTCAATGTGTTCTTGTCTGTCAAAAGTATAGAATACGTTACTTCCAGAGTCTTCGAAGCTTGCAGTATACTCTCTGGCGAACTTTAGTGGGTCGAGGGTAAGTTTAACCCTATCGATTTCTTGTTCATCGAGGAAGGGAGAGTCTTTATAGGTGTAAGTATAACTCTTCCACTCACTATCAGATTCTTGTCTGTTATACATCTCATAAAAGTAATCATAACCGTGTGGTGTACTAATGATTAGTGCTTTACCAGCATTAGCGCCAAATTTCTGTGCATTCTGTTTAGACCAACGAGTACTAATACAGGGCTGGATAATAGACTCCCAAGACTCCTTGAGGTTCATACCAGCGCCTCTCCAAGAGGTAACCTCATCGGCTACTACAAAGTATTGGCCTGTACCACGCATACGCTGAGAAGCCTCATAAGACCAGAGCTTTAGTTGTACGTTATTAGGAAACCAAAACGTACCAGCTGCCTTAGAGGCTTTATCGGCATAGTCTTCCATGCCTAACTGCCAAGCGATAAGCGGGTAGTAAATGTCTACTGCCTGTGAGTAGGTAGGTGCTATGAGGGCTACGTTCTTATTAGGAACATCCTCATCTAAGTTCATAAGCTCTTGTACAGCGATAATAGCAGCGGTGGCAGCAAGATAAGACTTGCCAAAGCCACGACTAGCATTAACAACTGCATAACGACAGCTATCGTTGATAAAAAGGTCTCTGATGACTTCTGACTGTTTTTCATGTAACTTTATCTCTAACATTTATATCTCTTTAAGGACTACTTGCCTTGATTATTAGCCATCTGCTCTACTGAGCTACGAATAGCTTTTATGTTTTCATCAATACGGGCCATAGAGACTGCTTGTGTTTGCACAATAGTCTCAATACGATCTACTCGTGCCTCTACCTTGATAAGGTCTTCTCTGTTGCTGGCAATATCCGCCATCATCATCGAAACAGTCCACACTATAGCAGCGCCTTGGGTCGCAAGACCAATAAGTAAAGTAATAGGGACACTTCTTGACAAGTGCCAGTTTCGGGGTTCCTCTGAGGGCATGGCGTAGTTCCTTCTTATTCTTTATTATTTTTATTTGAATCTTCAGTAAGCAGGATACTAATGGGCTTACGCTCAGTGATCTCTTGCTCTAGTTTATCAGGGATTCTCTTATAGCCATACGCCATTAGGTTATTAATCAAGGTGCCTTGTGTAGCGGTTAGTGCGGCATAAGCGCCACTACCAACTCTTACACTACCATCGGAAAGAACTTCTTCTATCTTACTATACTTTGTGATCATCATCTCAATAGGGTCAAAACCAAGCTCCTCCAGCTTCCTAACAGAAGCAAGAGAGTTAATGTTCTTAGAACCTTTAGGACGACCAGCACCTTCTCGTTTGCCACCATTCTCAATCTTAACACGGGGTGGAACTGACCCAGCAGGTTTACCATCTAACCTTGGGCGACCTTGTGGGCGGGTTGATTTAGTCATTTTTTATTCCTCGATGAAAATTTTTTATGAAGTTATTCTGTTAAAAATAAAAACTAACATTATCAATAAAATATAAAATCTTTAAGATAATACATTGA